CATATTGGCGTTGAACCAAGATTATTTGGAGGGTCTAATAAGAAAAAGACAAAACGTAATACTAAGAAAAAGACAAAACGCAATACTAAGAAAAAGAATACTAAGAAAAACAAAAATCACAATACTAAGAAAAAGGTTATCAAAATGAAAGCAAAAAGGCAAACGCGTAAATCTAAAATATAAGAAAATAATAACAAATCAAATTTTTATATTATAATAATATAATATGAAATTAGAGTTACTAATATTTGGTATAACAGGGTTTTTAATATACAATGCATATCATGATGGAAAATATAGCAAGGTATTTACTGCTTACAAAAAATATTATAAAATGGTCATATTTGGCATTCTAGGCGTTTCATTATATTTACTATTAAAACGAAATCCAGGTCAATCAAAGAAAATGTTACTCTATACTAACAATTTAATTAAATATATGCCAATTGATAAGAACACAGTGGATATGATTACTCCTATTTTTGATTTCACAAGTAAGGCAGAAACCAGTTTTATGTCCGGATTAAATGGATTGCAAGGTCAAGAAAATGCAACTACAAATGCTATAAGACAACGTAATCAATTATCAGGTCAAAAGGCTACAAAACGCTCTGTTAGTGAGACCAAGAAGAAATACGTGGCTTCTATTCAGGACTGGAAATGCGGACATTGCAATGACAAATTAACACACACATTTGAGATTGATCATAAAGTTAGGTTAGAACATGGAGGTGGAAATGATCCGTCAAATTTGGTAGCACTATGTCGTGAATGCCATGGTCAAAAAACGGCAGCTGAAAATATGTAACATTACAATATTTATACGTTACATATTACATATTACATATTTTAGATAAGAAAAATAAAATATAGTGTATGAATAATATATATATAATACAATAATGAGTAATAATGGAAATTCAAAAAAAGATAATTGTTTAACAGATACCAATTTATTTCCAACAGAGGGCGCTGGTATTCTAGGTTTAGAAGACAAAATAAAAGGATATAAAATGTTGCTAATTGGTATAGGTATATTTATTGTATTTGTTATCTTAACTACATTATTCAATCCAATACAACTAACAAACAAAGTTATTTATATGTTAATATCTACAATTATATTTTTTATTTGTATTGCACTTTTTGCAAAAATGTTCATTAATGTGAAAAAAGGTATAGCTGATACTGATGGTATAAACAAATTGGTTTATATTATAGGAGCAGTATCTGCATTTGTTATTATCCTAATTATTATGTTTAGTGATGATTTCAAGAAAAATAAAGCGTTATCGTTAAACTACTATATATTGTTCGCAGTGCTAGGATTATCATGTTTTGCATATGTAGTTATAACCCAAGATGATGATATTAGTAAACAGAACTTATCAAAAGGGCTCCAGTTGTTTTACAACGAAAGAACCAAATACTCCATAATATTTTTATTATATATATTTGCTATTGCATTGCTATATTTCTATGACCCCTGGAACATAATGACAAAATATATTGGAGTTTCTACATTCTTTACAGTATCTATTGGCATGATGATTTTCCTAATGATATTTTTATACCATTATTTTTTCACACATCCGTCAAAAGAAGGTCTGTTTAATCAGTCTCCTACATTAGCAACATTTATGCGCTCCTTCTATATATTAGGAGCATTAGGCATTTCAGGATTCTTAATATATGGAATATTATCGTGGTTAGGAACATTTAATCAAGACGCATATTCTACAAGTAATATTTTAAATTTTATTATGCTTATTGGAATGCTTGGTATTATTTGGAAGCTAGTTAACTCTGGAGGATATTTAGAGAAGAATCCTATTTTCAGATTGATACTTAATACTATTTTGTATATCCCTTGTTTGTTAGTTAATATAGTAGATTTTATCACTGGACAATACAAACAAACAAAGCAAACCGAAGTAACCTTATTATTATTTGCTCTTGGTATATTTCTTGGGTTTTTCATAATCAAATTCTATATTTACCCATATGTTTCAACAACATATTATGGTCAAGGGGGTAAATCATGGATAAACGACCCTGTGTCTATAGAAAAGGTAACCAGCGTTGCATCTTATCAAGAATTAAATGCAAATGCGAACACAAATATAAATGAAAATGACAATTCAGATTTACAAAATTCGGCGGCTAAATATAACTATCAATATGCAATATCATTTTGGTTTTATTTAGATTCATTTCCTCCTAGTACTAGTGTTGCTTATAACAAAGTATCCAATATATTGTCATACGGTGAAAATCCTTGCGTAAAATATGACGCTGTAAATAATACAATTTTAATTACTGTGAAAAATGATGGAGATAGTAGAATATCATTACAAAATGTAAAAAATAAGGAAGGTTTTGCTGTTTCAGATATAAAAAATAAAATAGAAGAAGCTAAGGCAATGCCTATTGCATTAGAATTGGATAACATGGGGAATCGTATAATATATAAAAAGCCCAATGTATTGTTACAAAAATGGAACAATATTATTATTAATTATAATGGAGGAACTTTAGATGTATTTTACAATGGAGAATTAGTTAAATCTGCAATAGAAGTTGTACCTTATATGAAATTTGATATGTTGACAATTGGGTCGGAACAAGGTATTAGTGGTAATATAGCAAACCTAGTTTATTTTGATAAACCAATTGATTATATGCAAGTCCATACATTGTATAATTCATTAAACGGTACGAATCCTCCAATTATCCCTGATTCTGGAACAAATATAATACAAAAAATAAAAGAATTGGTCTAAAGAATGAATGTAAAGAATGAATTAAATAAAGAACAGCTGAAAAAAGTAATTTCTAGATATATAATATAAATATAATGGAAGCCAAAAATGTATTGTTGTTTGTGATTATTGTAGTATTATTATTCATTGTTGTAAGCTATATCTCAAAAGATGTTAGTACATTATCCGGTTTAACATCTGGTAAAACTATGCAAAAAATAGAGGCTACTGGATTAGACTCATCTTCTTCTTCAGGAAATACTAGTAATTTCACATATTCAATTTGGTTTTATATTGATGACTGGAATTATCGTTATGGTGAAGAAAAGTTTGTATTTGGTAGAATGATTACTGGTTCACCTGGTTCAAATAACAAGTTAGAACCTTGCCCCTCCGTTGTTTTAGGTGCTCTTGAAAATAATATTATCGTATCATTGTCAGTTTTTCCTGGTCAAGATACAGTGCCTACTACAGATACAACTACAAACTCAATTATTCATAGATGTTCTGTAGCTAATGTTCCTATTCAAAAATGGGTCAATTTGTTAGTTAGTGTTTATGGAAGGTCTATGGATATTTATATTGATGGTAAATTAGTAAGAACATGTGTATTACCAGGCGTTGGAAAGATTGATGGAAATGCACCTGTTTATATAACACCAAATGGTGGATTTTCGGGTTGGACTTCAAAATTTCAATATTGGGCTGATTCTTGCGACCCACAAAAGGCGTGGAATATTTATGAAGATGGATATGGAGGTTCTAGTATGTTATCAAGTTTATTTGGTAAATATACAGTTAAGGTATCTTTAATGGAAGATGGCACAGAAAGTAGCAGTTTTAGTGTTTAGACTCACTGATAAAAATAAAAATCCATTTTCTTTTGTAATATATATATAAGATGAATGGAAATAATGGAAATAATATGGGACAAGGTTCTGGTTCTAATTTAGGTATGGGAAATAATCCATTTAACAAATTTTCTTCAAATAATTATGTGAATGCATCCAGTGATTTTTTAGAATCAAATAGTTTAGTAGCCAAGGTCGCATTTTTACTTCTTGTCCTTTTTGGATTTATTGTATTATTGCGCATCGGCATTGCAATTTTAGGATACTTTTATGGACCTAATGATACACCTAAATTAATAAATGGAATGGTTGACGCAAAACATTTAATGATTATTCCGCAAGACCCTAGCTCAATTGGTTCCAAAACTATTGCACGTTCAGCAAATGCTAGTGATGGTATTGAATTTACTTGGTCTACATGGATTTACATTGATGACCTAACATATAATTCAGGTCAATATAGATGTGTATTCTACAAAGGTAATGATTTTTCTGATAACAAAGATGGTCCGGCAGGACTTAATTTCCCAAATAATGCTCCTGGACTATATATTGCTCCAAATTCAAATACTTTAGTCATTTTTATGAATACATTTAATGTAATTAATGAAGAAATTACTATACCTAATATTCCTTTGAATAAATGGGTAAATGTGATAATTCGTTGCCAAAATACTACTTTAGATGTTTATATTAACGGTACTATTACCAAAAGTCATGAATTACATGGTGTGCCCAAACAAAACTATGGAAATGTATATATCGGAATGAATGGCGGATTTGCTGGTTATGTATCTAATTTATGGTATTACAATTATGCATTGGGTACCACTGAAATCTCCAAAATGATTGCAGATGGACCAAATACTAAGATGATTGGTTCTAGCTCTAATGCAATGAATATGAAAAACCCCGATTATTTATCATTAAGATGGTTCTTTTTTGGGTCTAGAGACCAATTTAATCCTTAGGTAAAACAAGAGACAAGGTAAAACAAGAGACAAGGTAAGAATGTAATATCTTAATATTTTATATAATCTAATATATTAAGATGTATTGTTTTAATGGTAAATGTTATAACCCGCAGCCACCAAGGGTGTGGTCTAGGGTT